AATATTATTCGCCCGCCAGTTATTTAGACCCCGATCTTATGTTGGCATATATGCACAAAATGTGGGATTCTTTTGCACTCCTATATCCTGTAATAGTTAAACCTCGTTTATCTCGTTGTGGAGAAGGGGTAGTATCTGATACAATTCACAGACAAAGGATATCGTTAAGAGGATTTAAAAATAAATATAGGCGCAATCACTGGCTAAAATTTTATATTCGCCTCAGAAATATGGAAACACATAAAAATTTATCAAACCAGCAATTAAAATTAGTAATTAAAAATGCACTTGATATTTTTAAATACAAGGGATATAATGAAGCTCTAGATTATACCCAACAGATCTTCGGCGGATTCAACGATCAAATAAGAGAAACAAAACCATTGACAGAACAGGAAATTATTGCTACAATTCAAGATATACAAACTGGAATATCAACGAACGGATGGTAATAAGTGCTTTTCCAAGCCCTTGACAATAAACGAGAGTGTATTGGCGTATATCACGCAGGCGAATTATATTTTGATGAACTACCAAACAACCTAACAAAAACTTGGAGCCCAAGCGGTCTTGAGGTTGATAACATAGAATACGCGCACATATATTGCGGTGGTAAAAATATGACTGAAGTATGTCCCGATGATTTGAAAGTTCGCTGGGAAAATTTAAATTTGAAATTTAGATCATATCTTACATCATTTAAACATGCTAAAATTTCATTACACGAACATTGTTTTTTTGATTTAGTTCCACATAGATTTTTATTAGAATATTATAATGTGGCAAATAAAATTACAGAGCATGTTTTTGAAAACTATGAGAAGCCAAAGAATTATGAATTTCTCGTCGAGTTAAATAAATTTACTGAACAACTTTCTAGAAACTCGCTTCTTCTCGATCAAGATGCTTTACGTCCATTTATGTCTAAGATACAGGCACGTAATCTTTGGCGCAAATTTTCAACCATATCTCCTCATATTAAATACAATCCTTTTGGAACTATAACTGGTCGCCTGTCTACCAATAGTAATAGCTTTCCCATATTAACGCTTCCTAAAGAGTTACGAACAATTATTAAACCAAAGAACGATTGGCTAGTTGAGATTGATTATAATGCTGCTGAGTTACGTACACTATTGGCACTAACTGGTGAAAAACAACCAAAAGAAGATTTACACGAGTGGAATAGAACTAATGTATATAAGGACAAAGTAACAAGAGAAGAGGCTAAAAAAAGAATTTTTGCTTGGCTCTATAATCCTAAGTCAAAGGACTCTTTATCTTCTCACGCATATAATCGCGACGAGGTAAAAAATAAATATTATGATGGTACACAGATATATACAGACTTTGATCGTACAATTGCTTGCGAAGATAGGCTGGCACTAAATTATATTATCCAGAGTACAACAAGCGATTTAGTAATGAACAAAGTAATTGAAATTAATAAAATGCTAACTGAAACTGATTCAAATATTTTATTTTGTATGCATGATAGTTTTGTAATTGATCTGTGTGATAAAGATAGACCCATGTTAAAAAATATTTTGAAGGCATTTTCAAATACTCGTTATGGTGAATATCGAGTTAATTTAAATATTGGCCGAGATTTTAATCAAATGAAGGAACTGGTATGGAAACAATAGTTGGCATAGGTTCAGCAGGCTGTAATATAGCAAATCAATTTGCTCAATATAGCCAATACAACATATATAAAATTGATGTAGGCTTAAAATATGATTCGTTTTCGTATAATGTGGATGAATATGATACACATGAAGAACACGAAAAACAAACTCCTGATTTCCAAAATTTCTTTTCAGCCATTAATTCTAAAGTTTTAATAATAACCAGCGGTGCCGGGAATATATCAGGGATAGCACTAAAAACTATAGAACAACTAGTAATCCAAGTTAAACCAGAGAATGTTGACGTATTATATATTCGACCAGATATAGAAGATTTAAATGGGTCTATCAAATTACAAGAAAAATTGGTATATAATGTATTACAGCAATATGCTCGTTCAGGCATGTTTAATAATTTAATTCTTGTAGACAATCCAAGTTTAGAAAAAATTGTTGGGGACGTTCCAATTCGAGTTTATTTTGAAAAATTAAATGAAGTGTTGGTTTCTACATTACACTTAATTAATATTTTTGACCATTCAGATGCCGAGATAAATAGTTTTTTTAAGAAGTCTGATTCATCTCGAATTTCTACTTTGGGGATATATGATATTGAAGAAGATGAAGAGAAATTATTTTTTCCTCTTAACAAAAGAGTTGAAAGACATTATTATTATGCTATCAATGATGAAGCACTCGATTCAGACGGGACACTAATTCAAAATATTAAACGCAAGATGAGAGAAATTAATAATTTAGGACAGCGAGCTACGTATGCAGTTTATCCTACAAAATATTCAAATAATTTTGTGTACATAATTACTTTTTCACAAAATATACAAAAAGACACTTGACATTTCAGCGCGACTTGGTATAATAGTCGCATAACAATAAAGGAGAGTCATATGACTATTAGTAACATTAATACACTTTGGGTTGTGGAAGTAAAGAATGACGGGGAATATATTCCTGCCATGCGTTCACGAAGTAAAAACTTCGTTGCATCCCCAACCCGTACTGGTGCTCGCGAACTCGCGAAGCTCCTCCGTGAATCTGGTGAGACAACTCGTGTAGTTGGATACACCGCATCCAAAAGTAATTCTGGATCTTAAGAATAATTTATAATGCGAGCATTTAAGGGCACATGTGTGAACAAAGATGGTAACACTCGTTATATGAATTTTGTGAAGCTTCGGGATCTTCCCGAGGCTTTTCTTAAGTCCAAGCTTACAAATGGTCTTAAAAAACGAGAATTAACAAACGGGGTAGAAGTTGTTTGGGATCTCGACCAAGAATCCTTTAGGATTTTTAATTATAATACTGTCGTTGGCAGCATTACAGAATACAGCTATGTAGGGCTTTTAGATTCTACTAAGCTACTTAAAAATGAAATAGAAAACTAGGTGCTCGGAAGTATTGCCGAGTACACTTTAACAAGAGGTAAAAAAATGGCAATTGATTTAAAGAAAATGCGAGCAAAGCTTGAAACAATGCAAAGTAAAGGTAAAGGTTCTTCAAACTGGTGGAAGCCACAAGAAGGAGATTCAACCATTCGGATTGTTCCAACAGCAGACGGTGATCCCTTTAAGGAACACTGGTTTCACTACAATGTTGGGAATAGTTCAGGCTTTATGTGTCCAAAGAAGAATTTTGGGGATAACTGTCCTGTTTGCAACTTTGTAGATTCACTCTGGAAAGAAGCAAATAGAGGCGACGAAGAAAGCCGAAAACTTGCAAGAGATATGAATGCTAAACAGCGATTTTTCTCACCCGTATTAGTACGTAAAGAAGAAAAGCAGGGTATTCGTATTTGGGGATATGGAAAGGTTGCATATCAATCACTTCTTCAACTAGTATTAAATCCTGAATATGGAGATATTACAGATCTAGAGGAAGGAACGGATCTCCACATTCGTTATGGAAAGCCGCCCGGTGCAGCTTTTCCCGTAACAGATATTATGCCTGCTCGTAAGGTTTCTAAAATCTGTCCAGATAAAACTTCAGAAGAATGCAAAGAACTTCTGAATACATTACCTGATATGGATACGCTCTTTGAGCGCATTTCTACTGAGGATGTCCAAAAGAAATTGGACACGCATTTTTCGGATGATGAATCAGCCGAAGAAAGCTCCAATGAATCAGTCAAATATAGTGAGCCAGCCAAGTCTAGTACAACTGCCACTAGTGTTGAGGAAGCATTCGCTGACTTAGCACAATAATTTATGGCCGCAGGGAGGCATGGGCTTACAGATGCCTCACCATATCTTAACCAGGAGTTCTAAGTGGGAAAAACAAAAGCAGGAAAAGTGTCAATTTCTGACATGCGTAAATTAATAAATAAAAAAGCTGGTGGTAATGTAGCTTTTTCTCTTAAAGAGACTAACCCAACTCAAGTAGAAGAATGGATTCCTACTGGTTCAAGATGGTTAGACTCAATTATTAGTCGAGGTCAACTAGCGGGAATTCCTGTTGGTAAAGTATCAGAGATTGCAGGACTAGAATCTACTGGCAAATCTTATATGGCTGCTCAAATTGCAGCGAATGCACAAAAGATGGGAATTGACGTTATATATTTCGATGCTGAATCAGCAATTGATCCTAAATTTTTAGAGAGTTGCGGCTGTGATATAGATAAACTTTTATACGTTCAAGCAGAAAGCGTCGAATTTGTTCTTGAAACAATCGAAGAAATGTTGGGTATCAATGAAAATCGCATGTTATTTATTTGGGATTCTATTGCCCTAACTCCAAGTCGAACAGATATTGAAGGAGATTTTAATCCACTTTCATCAATGGCTGTAAAACCCAGAATTTTGTCTAAAGGCTTATCTAAATTAATTCAACCAGTTGCGAATTCACAATCGACATTATTGTTTTTAAATCAACTTAAAACTAATATTACTTCAAATATTGCAGAAACAATGACAACTCCATATTTTACACCTGGGGGTAAAGCTTTAAATTATTCTTATAGTGTAAGGATATGGCTCACTGGTCGTAAAGCAAAAGCATCGTTTGTTCTCGATAATAAAGGATATCGTGTTGGTTCAGAGGTAAAAGTAAAATTAGAAAAGTCTCGATTCGGAACACAAGGACGAATTTGTGCATTTAAAATTTTATGGGGAGAAAATATTGGTATTCAAGACGAAGAGAGTTGGCTCGAAGCAATAAAAAGTTCGGATAATTTAATATCAGGCGGTGCTTGGTATACATTAAAATATAAGGATGGCTCCACACAAAAATTTCAATCCAGTAGTTGGATTGAATTCCTGCAAGAAGAGAAATTTAGAAATAGAATTTTAGAATTAATGGATGAAGAAATAATTTTAAAATTTGATAGTAGAAGTGGAGATGCCTCTACATACTATGATGAAGATGAAGACATTCCTACTGGTAATGCAGCAGACTTGGCCGACAACGATCGTAAAAGTGAACTACCTACGACATTAAAAGCTTAGTCAACACGAATCTATATTGACAATTGGCCCCAAGTGTTTTATCATTAAGACACTTGGGGTTTTTCATTCTTAGAAGCTGAGTGTACCAATGGCTAATGCGCCACAAAGATTACTTATTATTGATTCGTTAAATATGTTTTTTCGAGCATATATTGTTGACCCTAGTATTTCAGAGAATGGGAACCCTATTGGTGGTATCAAGGGCTATTTAAAAATTCTCCAAAAATTATTGAGAGAAACCAAACCAGATAAAGTTATTATTTGTTGGGATGGCCCTGGCGGT